CCAAATTCCGAATATCTGAAACCCGGTGTTCTCGTGGCGATTCTAGTCTATCTCGTGGTAAGCCAAGGTTCTGCACACCGCGAGTCAGTAAGTCTAGAACCATTTTAGTACTTAAAAAATTAAAGAGTTCCTTATGTAATGAGCTCGCTCGACGCCTTCAATGACATGATGGCGCAATTCCTAAACGAGCTGGTCCTCACATTTCCAGAGGAGAAGAACATCCAGAAGTTCCAGGCAACCTTCGAGGTGGCGCGGACCACGATTCCTAGATCCATCATGGAGGGATTTATGAGTTCGATCGGCCCCCACGCAGGGAAGCTGATGGCCAAGGATGAATCTTTTTTTCTGGAAAATGCGAAAGATATTGATTTCCTGAAGGATATTAACCTGCACAAGATCTGGACTCCCGACACGAGCGAGACGACAAAGGCGGCCATCTGGCAATATCTCCAGACGCTGCACATTCTCGGTATGACGCTTTCGATGTTTCCCCCAGAGACGCTCGAGGCGATCGAAAAGGCGGCGAAAAAGTGCGCCGAAAGCGGCGCATTCGACCCCAGCGCCATGCAGGGCCTGATGTCCGGTCTCATGGGGGGCGGCGGCGGCGGAAACCCTCTCGCCGCTCTTCTCGGCGGCGGCGGAAACCCACTCTCCACCCTTCTCGGCGGCGCTCCCCGGCCCGGTCAGCGCCAGGTGCGTCGCCGCGTGGCCAAGAGACCAGGGGGCCCGCCTCCCCTGCTGTAAAAAAATGAAAGCATCAAGTAGAGATGGATCCACGGGAAGTCTTCAGATCCGATAAACTACTGGAGTTTTGGCCTACGGCCATGCAGTCGTCCAAGGACCGCGTCGCGGCGACGACCCGCTTTATCGTCTACGCCATGTGCATCCTGTACCTCATCAAGCGTGACGCGCGCATTCTGGCGCTCGGTATTCTCGTCCTCGCCGTGCTCTATTTTCTCTTCACGTCCAACATGATCCCAGACGGCATGCTGCGCCCCACGTTTGGGGATGGCCGCACGCCGTGGTTCGGCCGCGACACCGTCACGATGCCTACATTAGATAACCCCATGGGCAACGTGCTTTACACGGACTACACGGACCGGCCAGATCGTCCCGCGGCGGCCTGGTATCCGAGCGTCAAGGAGGAGGTTTCACAGGCGTGGGACTTTATTCACCCATTTGAAAAGAAGAGAGACGCCGAGCGCAACTTTTACACGGCGCCCAGCACCACCATACCCAACGATCAGACGGCATTCGCGGAGGCGTCATACGGCCCCAAATTCGGCCCCTTCTGCAAGGATGGATCGGGCGCGTGCAACGTCGACTCTGACCGCTTCCACTTCCCAGAACAGACGCAGATGCGGGCGGGCAACGGCCGGTAATTTTCTGGGCCAAGAGTAATAATGGGGCGACCTCTGCAGACGGATGCGCTCATGCTCCAGGAGCGGATCTGGCAAGGTCCCGCGACCATCATTCTGGATGACGTCGTGCGCGTGGACGACGCCCTGCGCTCGCAAACAACTAGCCGCTGGAATCGCGACTATAACGAACACCCGTACGATTTCCCGAATCTCTACATACGCGACCCCTTCCCGATTCTGACGTGGAATCCGGTCAGCACCTACAGCAACGACCAGAACAACCGGTTCGACCAGCGCAACCCGCGCATCGCCATTGGCAACCCGAAGGGCGCGCCGTGGTCCGCGATGTCCGGGCCGGGCGCACGCCCTTACATCGGCTGAAAATAAAACTAAACTAAAAGTAATATGGATCCACTGGCTCTAGCAGCCGTGGTCGGTCTTGTGTTTGCCGGTCAGCGTTTCAGCGCAGACTCTTCGCCGGCAACCACTATTCCAGCAAAGCCCCCGCACCAGATTACGCGTGGTGATCTCATTCAATCAGGTGGCAATTTCGCGCAGCAGGATGCCCAGATGCAGGTGCGCCGCGGCGACGGGCGGTCGTTCCAGGGTTTCGAGGTGGGTTCAAAGCGCGAGGTTTCCTCCTTTGGTGATTTGTCTCCACAGGCGAACCGCCTCCCGTTCGGTCAGCCCGTGTACGATCTGTACAATCGCCAGAATGTCACGAACAAAATGAATAATCTTCAACCCATCGAACGTTTGAACGTCGGACCAGGTCTCGGCGTCGACCCCAACGTGCCGGCAATCGGCGGGTTCCAGCAGTATTTCCGCGTGCTGCCAAATAACGTCAACGAGGAGAAGCTCGTGACGCTGCCGGGTGGCAAGGGACCCTCGGATGCTTTCGTCAAGCAGGGAGGCACGGTCCTGGGTGGTCAGGGTCAGCTCATCAACGGCCAGATGACGCACCAGGCCAAGACGACAAAGGCGTGGACGCGCGCGCCTGCTCAAAATCAGGGCCAGGGCCAGGGTGGTGCTCTCCTCGCCCACGAGGGCCGTCCTGATAATATCAAGACACGCAAGACGACGAACCGCCAAGAGACTGGTCAGCGCGGCGATACCCTCGAGTTTGGTCCTGGTCAGTGGAACGTATATCTGCCATATAACAACCTCACCGACCGCGAGCTTCCCCGTTCGACCGGCAATCGTGTCAATCCCGACCGCGCCGCAAATGCCGGCCGTATGAACGTGCGCGCAGACCCTCAGGGCGCAGTTGGCTCCATGACGAACCTGAGATCCGAGTCGGTCGCCGTGCCGCTGCCACACATGAACGGCGGGCGCTTCCAAAATTACAAGCCGTCTGATTACTGGAAGCTCAACGAGTCCAAATCACGGCCGAATCCCCTGGCAGATTCTCGCAACCTGAATGTTGCCCGTGATCAGCTCGGCAATAATCCTCTCGCCCTCCCCCCCCTGGCCGTGGTCTAGACCGCGCCAGCCTCGGTAAAAAAAACCTCAATCAGATAGTAAAATGAGCGGAGGCATTGTTCAGCTCGTCTCGATTGGCGCCCAGGACACGTGGCTGTCTGGAAAGCCGGAGGTTTCGTTTTTCCGCTCCAACTACAAACGCTACACCCACTATGCGGCGACGAACGAGCGGCAGCTGATTCAGGGCCAGCCTACCTCCGGCTCCATCTCCACGATTCGCCTGGAGAAGAAGGGAGATCTGCTCAGCTACGTGTACCTGATGGCCCGTGACGTGAACGGCACCCCGATCGTGAACCTGCAATGGAATAATGTGATCGACAAGGTGGAGCTGATGATCGGTGGCCAGGTTATCGACATGCAGGACTTTGCGTACATGACCGACATTGAGCCCGTGACTGGCGCGCAGACCTTCAACCAGCGCTACCTGAACAACGCAACGGCGAGCGCCCAGAATCCCACGAACGCGCAGGCCACCTTTTTTCCGCTGAAGTTCTTCTTCTGCAAGGACTGGGCGTCGGCTCTGCCCCTGGTGGCCATGCAGTACCACGACGTGGAGCTGCGGATCACGTGGGCGAGCACCCTCGCCGCGACGGTGTCCGAGGCTCCAGGCTCCCAGAAGTACTCGCAGCTCCAGTACACCGCGTGGTGCAACTACGTGTATCTGGACCAGGCCGAGCGCGAGTTCTTCGCCAAGAACGCGCACGATATGCTGATCACGCAGGTGCAGCGCGTTCCGATCTCCACCCAGCCCGTCCAGGAGCTGGCACTGGCCCACCCGGTGAAGTTCCTGGCCTTCCAGACGGTCAACTACGGTGTCACCTACGGCACCAATGGTGCGGGCTCGGCCGTGGCCACCAACATGCAGCTCAAGGTGCAGATCAACGGTGTGGATGTTTCCGAGTCTCGCCACCTGCCCGCCTACGTGGACATCGCCCAGTACTACCACACGTCCTACGGTTACTCGCACAACTCGGCCCTGGCCAACGTGGCGATCATCCCGTACTGCCTGGATACCTCCAAGCTGCAGCCCACCGGCACGCTGAACTTCTCGCGCCTGGACACTTACCGCCTCATTACCCCCGTGGGCCTCGCCAACGGCCTGCGGGGTCTCGCGTCGGCGTCCGTGACGCAGCCGTACATTTACGCAGTCAACTATAACGTTCTGAGAATCCAGAAGGGAATGGCAAGCGTTCTGTACGCGAATTGAAATTTTTCTTGCATAAAGAATAGTACCCATACTAAAAAATGGAGCCCACGAGATGCAGTTCATGTTCTCGAGGCCCTCAGGCGCGCGACCAATTTTTGGATAAATTTGCTCGCATATGTAAAGTGTGTCTCAAGTGTCGTCTGAAGACGCAGAGACTCCGGAAAACGGACAAGGGGCATCCGAGATGCACACAGTGTGCCAAGCGTCCAATTTTCAACATCCCAGGTAATAAACGTGGCGTGCTTTGCGCAGATCACAAAGAACCTGGAATGGTGAATGTCATAAGTATAAAATGCGAGTTTGCAGATTGTCAGGTCCAGCCTTGCTTTAATTTTCCAACTGAGTTATTCGGGAGATTTTGTGCGACACATCGTCTAGATGACATGGTGAACTCGCGTGAGCGCCCATGTGAACACGAGGGGTGCATGAAGAAACCAAACTTTAACACAGGGGGAGAAACAAAAGCACGATTTTGCAAAGAACACGCACTTGAAGGGATGATTGACGTATTGTGCGACAAGTGTAATCACGATGGATGCGGACGCCGGGCTATATATAACACGTGTCCTAATAAAAAGGGTTTATTTTGTCTAAAACACAAACAGACCGGCATGATGAACGTCAAGACGGCAAAATGCCGTCACGATGGGTGTTTCACGGTCCCTGTTTTCGGTTTGCCTGGTTCCAATACGGGTATGTACTGCAGGGGCCATAAAAGTCCAGAAATGATTGACGTCAGAAACGCTCGGTGTAAAACGCCCATGTGTGACATAATTATGCCTGGAAACAAAACTGGCTACTGTGCCCGTTGTT